GTCCGAAGGTTATATTTGACCCTTGACTCCATTGAATAACAGAAAGAAAACTAAAATGAACCCTTTTAAAGACGTAGAAACATTTCTTAACGCAGTTGGTCAAACGCCACCACCATTTGTTGCCGACGAGAACCCTCAGTCACTGTTGTACAAAGAGTTGATTCGTGAGGAAATCAAAGAATTTTGGGAGGCTGATGATGCTAACGATGATGTTGAACGACTAGATGCTTGTTTTGATATGATCTGGGTGATTGTTGGTTATGTGCGATCACGTGGATGGGATATGGATGCCGCTTGGGTTGAAGGTGCTGCAAGTAACCTTTCTAAGATTGATCCTGCAACTGGTTTAGTGCGTCGTCGTGAAGATGGCAAGATCCTTAAACCAGAAGGTTGGGCACCACCAGACTTTAAACAGTTTGTTGCTTGACTTTAATTCAATAATAGTTTATAATTATATTATGACTAAAATTACCCTGTACCTTGATATGGACGGAGTCCTTGCAGACTTCCATAAAGAATATCTTAAGCACGATCCTGAGAAAAACGACCGCAAACGTTTTCGCTCGGCAGTTCTTGACCATAATATCTTTGAAAAATTAGATTTTATGCCTGATGCCCAAGAACTGTTAAAACATGTCTCAGGTTTGAGTGATATTAACATTGAGATTCTTACCTCTATGGGTACTCATGACCCAATTCAGGGTGCTGCGGCTAAACAACAAAAACTCAACTGGCTAAAATCTAAGAATATTCCTTACAAAGCAAATTTCGTTTGTAATAAACAAGAGAAAGCTCAATATGCTACTCCTAGAAGTATTCTTGTTGATGATAGTATTGGCTGTATCACTCCTTTTAACAGTGCTGGCGGTCATGGTATCTTACACACTTCTTCTAGTGATACTATTCCTCGCTTGGATTCTATTTTATTACAACTAAGGGCAATTAATGCTTGATATTTTTAAACCAACTCTACAATGGATTCGTGATGATTGGAATTCCAACCCTTTCAGGTTTTTTATTGAGTTGCTTGCTTGGGCTATTAGCATTGGGTGTAGCATCACTATGGCTACGACTGTCCCGAACCCACCGTTACTTACGCTCTATCCTATTTGGATTACTGGTTGTGCTATGTATGCTTGGGCTGCTTATACCAGGAAATCCTTTGGCATGCTTGCTAACTACATGCTCCTAGTAACTATTGACTTTATTGGTTTGATTAGAATGCTATGATTTTTAGTTTTGTAAAACAGAAAATAGTAATAGATGCATTTTCAGCCTTACCTTCAATCATTGAAACATCTCCGATTTTAGAGACTAAACACTTCTTTCCAGAATGGTGGAAACAGTTACCAAAAACGGTTGATGTTAAAAGAGCAGATTATCTAATAGAGACTCCAAATCCTACATTAAAGACATGCACTGGATTTATCGAGTACATGAAAACAGGGTTTATCATTCCTTCTTGGTGCGATATGAAAATTGCATCAAGAAGCGATGGCTCATGGACATACGCAATGCCCATGCCGCATAATAAAAACCCATACCCTATTATTGATCATCCTAGTTTTCAATATGGTTCTTACTGGGAAGATTATATTAATATCAAACTTATTTCACCTTGGGTTTTAACAGAAAAAACTGGAGTTAAGTTTTATTGGAATTCTCCAACTTGGCATCAAAAAGAATACTGGAATAAATTAACAGTATTACCTGCAACTGTTGATTTTAAATATCAGTCTGCCACAAATATAATTTGTTTCATTCCTAAAAAGAATGATGATTATATAATTAATCACGGCACGCCATTAGTTCATTTAGTTCCTTTAACTGATAAAAAAGTTGAAATAAAAATGCACGAAGTTTCATATGAAGAATTTATAAAAATATATGAGAAAAATTCTTTCAATAGATGCTTCAGCGGTTCTTATAAAACTTTTAAAAATTTAAAGAACAAAGAAAGCAAATGTCCATTTGACTTTAATTAAAAGATCGGTTATAATAGTATGAGATTCTGGTTAATTTGGGCTAGAGCGACAGGTCACCTGATGGGTCGTACTGATGATGATAAACCAGATGTGCCAGTATTGACTCTACAAGAAGCAAAAGTTGCACTCTTGTTAAAAACTTTTTGGGTTGTGATACACGTAGTTACGTGTTTCTTTATTATTGCTAACTTTTTCTTCACACATATATTATGACAAACGGTAAAATTGGTTTTGCTTGCAAGTGGATTGATACAGTCGAACAAGTCGAAGGTATCAAACCTAAAGATGATGCTAAGAAATACAGCACAGGTACAACTACTGTTGCCTGGCTTGGTCGACAATCAAAATCAGTTGCTGAAGAAAAGCTCTGGGATATTAGCAAACAGAACCTTCAAAATACTCTTAACCTAGTTAACAAAGTTGCCACGCTACCTGAAGGTTTGCGTATGGTTCGTATTAGCAGCGAGATTCTGCCTGTATACAGCCACGCAGCTTGGAAATACTTTTATCAGCGACAAGATGTGATTGACGTTCTTCAACGTGGCTTTGCTAAGATTGGCGATGCTGCTCGTGCCGCTGGCGTTCGTCTGAGTTTCCATCCTGGTCAGTTCTGCGTTCTTGCTTCAGAAAACCCAGGCATTGTAAACAACTCTATTGACGAGTTTGAATATCACGCTGATATGGCTCGTATGATGGGCTATGGTCGTACATTCCAAGACTTTAAAATCAACGTACATATCTCAGGTAAACTAGGTCCTGATGGTATTCGCGCAGCTTACAAGCGTCTTTCTACAGTTGCACAAAACTGTATCACTATCGAGAACGAAGAAAATGCATGGGGTCTTGATGACTCTTTAAAACTTGCTGATCTACTGCCTATTGTTCTTGACGTACATCACCACTGGTGTCGTGAAGGTGAGTGGCTTGATCACAACGACGATCGTGTCAAACGTGTTATTGATTCTTGGCGTGGTGTTCGTCCAACTATGCACTACTCGCAATCACGCGAAGACTATCTTGTTGATCACGATGTTGACGTAAAACCAAATTACACTGCTCTTTTAGAAAATGGTTTTAAGAAAGCCAAGCTGCGCGCTCACTCTGACTTCTATTGGAATCATGCATGTAACGAATGGGTTCTTGATTACTTAAAGACTCATGATATCATGTGCGAAAGCAAAGCAAAAAACTTGGCAAGTTTTAATCTTTATAACCTTGCTAATCACTAAATAGAAATGTAAGGAGTTATTATGCCAACATACATGTTTAAAAATACTGCCACTGGTGAGGTGTTTGAAAAAGTTATGAAAATTTCAGAATTAGACGCATACAAGGCAGTCAATCCAACGCATGAAAGATACTTTGATGCTGCGCCAGCATTCACTGGCGATCACATCATTCTTAAAAAGGACACAGGCTTTAAGGAGGTGTTGCAGAAGATTAATGAAAGAGCATTCGGTGGAATGAAAGAAAGCGGATCATCACAATTATAAAGGAAACACATGGCTCGTAAACCTACAGTAAAAGAATTAGATAATGATTATAGTGAGCCAAAGGATATTAGCAGAAAGCCAGCTGTTAATAATTCTTTAAAAATTAGAATTGACGACCTAAAAACTTTTGAACCGCTTACAGCGCATCAAAAAGATTTTTATGATGCTTACAAGCGACAAGATTATTTTATCGCATTACACGGTGTAGCAGGTACTGGTAAAACTTTTATTGCTCTATATAAAGCACTTGAAGAAGTATTAGATAAGACTAACCCATTTAATAAAATTATTATTGTTCGTTCTGCAGTGCCCTCGCGTGAAGTCGGTCACTTGCCAGGAGACTTGAATGAAAAAACAGAAATCTACAGACAACCCTATCAACAAATCTGTACTACTCTCTTTGGAAGACCTGACGCTTACCAAAGGTTGGAAGAGCAACACCACATTGAATTTATATCTACATCGTTCATCAGGGGTATGTCGTTCGATGATGCAATCATCATCGTCGACGAAATGCAAAACTTAACCTATGAAGAAATTGACACCGTTATGACTCGTGTTGGTTATCGCTCTAAGATTATCTGGTGCGGTGACTATCGTCAAACTGACTTGAATAAGAAAAAGAACGATATGTCTGGTATTTTAAAGTTCTTTGATATTGCACAACATATGCGAGCATTTACCAGAATTGAATTCACTCCAGACGATATTGTTCGTTCATCGCTAGTTAAAGATTACATTTTAGCGAAATTGAGATACGAGGATCTAGTAGAGTAGTAATGAAAACATTTATACATCATGATTTTGCGAAACTAGAAAGGGATACAGCTGCTGATGGTCGTCGAGTTTATAAGACACCAGAAGGTAAGCTGTATCCTTCAGTCACTTCTATTACAGGAGTGAATAGCACATTTGATAGAGTTGCTTGGGAAAGACGTGTTGGCGTTGATGAAGCAAATCATATCACTCAACGTGCACTTAATCGAGGTACTCGCGTTCACTCTCTTTGTGAGAACTTTCTTCTTGGTAATGAAATTGTTGTAGATATGTTTGATCAAGATATGTGGAGCACTATGCGACCGCTACTTGATAAAATTGATAACATACATTGTCTTGAAACACCATTATATTCTGACTTCCTTCAGGCTGCTGGCACAGTTGACTGTATTGCAGAATACGAGGGTAAGTTATCTGTTATAGATTTTAAAACTTCTTCAAGAGTAAAAGAACGCAACGATATCCATAATTACTTTGAACAGACTGCAGCTTATGCGGTTATGTTTGAAGAACGTACAGGTATTCCAATCGGTCGTCTGGTTATCTTAATGGTAATTGATGATGATGCACCCAGAGTGTTTATTGAAAAGCGCGATGGTTGGATTGCAGGATTCCGTAAGTCGCGTATGGACTACAGAAATAAATACGGCATATAAATAAACATATGTGTTAAACGAGGATAATTATGATTTTTGAAATTCATGCGCAGAGAGAAAACGACCCTACTGATAAGAAGGTTTTTTATTATGACAATATGAAAAACATTCTTAAAGACGATCAGGGTAAGGTGATTGAGTATTCTGATATTCAACAAAACCCAAACAAGAAAGAGTTCATTAACTTCAACAAGGATATTCCTTTAAAGAAGTCAAGAGCAATCAATCATCTGAAAATTCAGCTTGGTCTTTCTTGCAACTACTCTTGCGATTATTGCTCACAACGTTTTGTCGAACGCGCACCTGAAACGTCAAAGAAAGACATTGATGCTTTTATGACTAAGCTAGATGTTTTAGACTTTAATGAAGCAGATGGTCTTCATGTAGAGTTTTGGGGTGGTGAACCATTGGTGTATTGGAAAACTCTGCGTCCTCTGGCAGAAGCCATTCGTGAAAGATTTAAAACCTGGGAAAAGAAGCCATTCTTTTCAATCATTACAAATGGTTCTATTTTAACTGATGAAATGATTGATTGGTTAATGATGATGAACTTTCAGGTAAGCATCTCTCATGATGGTCCTGGTCAATCTGTTCGTGGTCCAGACCCATTTGACGATCCTGAAGTAAAGAAACGTATTCTTGGTTTCTATCGTATGATGACACGTTTGAAGAAACCTTTTAGTTTCAATGCTATGTTGAATAAAAAGAACACATCTCGTAAAGCAATCTATGATTGGTTTGTAAACCTTACTGGAGACCCAGATGTTATGCTTGGTGAAGGTTCTATCGTTGATGCATACGAAGAAGACGGTATTGGTAATTCACTAACTACTAAACAAGAACACTTTGAGTTTCGTCGACAAGCCTTTGGTGAAATCTATTCAACTGATGGCCAGATTGGTTTTAAAGGTATCATCTTTAAAATGGGTGACTTTGCACAAAGAGTTCTTTCTCACGAAGAATCAATCTATCTTGGACAGAAATGCGGCATGGATGATGAGCGTACTATTGCGGTAGACTTGCGTGGTAATGTTATCACTTGCCAGAACGTTTCTGCTGCTGAAGTTTCCAAGAATGGTGAATCTCATCTTGGTGGTAACCTTGACAACTATGACGATGTTCAGTTTACTTCTTCTACTCACTGGTCTAACCGCAAAGAGTGCCCCGAGTGTCCTGTTCTACATCTATGTAAGGGTGCTTGTATGTTCTTAGACGAAAAGTTTTGGGATATTAGCTGCGCAAATTCCTATTCAGATAACGTTGCTTTGTTTGCTCTGACATTTGTTAAATTGACTAATGGATATATTCCTTCTTTAATCAAGAGCGATACTCTTGCTCTAGATCGCCAGGATATCTGGGGAACTATCTATGAACATAAAGAACAACCTACGAAAAAGGTAATTCCAATCAAGATCGTTGCTGAAAAAGTCGGTCAGATTGACGATGTTGTAGTTTATGGTAAATCTAGAATCGAGTCAGTATAAATAATTAGAAATGGGTAACCAAACATGACTCTACCACAATCTCCGAACTCTATTGCAGTATCTCAAGTTAACTCAGAACTTGAGATATCGTCTACCACTCAGTCAGACTTAAACTGGCTAAACGGATATATCAAATCCAATATCAGACCAGCCTCGCCAAATATGCAATCTTTCTACGGATTGGCATATTTTAACAGAACTGTTGATGGTAACTGTAATAATGCAAATGCTGGAAACTGTAATTGCAATTGTGGTAATATTCAATGTACAGCTAATGCTAACTGCGAAAATATTAACTGTGTAAACTGCGAAAGCACTAGAACTCTACAGGCTAACTGTAACTGCGCCTGCACTTATAACTGTAATTCTAACCAGAACTGCTTCTCATACAACTGTAACTGTTCTAAGATTATCTGTACTAAACTATTTGAATTAGGAATGTTAGATAGAGATGTTTATCTAGCCGATCAAGAGTTTGGCCAGTGGCTTGTAGAGAATCACCCTGATGTATATCATGGTTATATTGCTTGGGCGCAGATTGTTGTTGATTGGATTGAAGAGCGTGGTCCATATATTAACTTCTGGGTTAAAGATAAAACCGAACAAAAGAAGAAACTTTCAGCTTGGGCTACTCGTTGGGCAAAAGAGATTGCTACACCTTGGGCTGAGTGGATGGCTCATAAAATGGGTATCAAACCAAAGACAAATTATACTGGGTTTGTATTAATGTCTATTGGTGCACCAATTAGTAAGGTAGTTGGCTTTGTACAAAGAAAACTAGGCAAGACAAATAAGCCAGCTGGAATTATTACTGGCTTAGCACTAGTTGGTATTTTTGCTTTACTGCTTGGTGTTGTTAAAGTTGGTAAGTTATTCGAACAAAAAGGATTAGAATATGTCAGATAACGAAAAGCCAGAACTTAATGAACAAGAACTTCTAGAAATGGGTTTAGGTATCGTTCCTGCTATTGATACATTCAATCAAAATCCATTTCCCGTCGGTACAATTAAGTTTGTGGATGATCAAGAACTAGTTTATAAACACGAGCATGTTTTACACTGGTTTGAAACAATTGTTCTTTCAAGAACTCTGAACTTATCTCCAGAAGATAAAGATCGCTATTTTCAAATGGTAACCGACTATGCTGATATTTTGATTAAAATTAGCGGTGATGATAACCATGTTATTTTTAAAGCTGCACTTGGCAAGCCATTTGAAGATCTAGAAAATCATGCTAAAAATTCTGGTATGAAGATTGATTATGATAAGCCAAAGAAACTTTTAGATGAGTATTATGCTTGGAAAGAAAAACAACCAAAGTCTAAGAAAAAGAAATAAGTTTCTAAATAAAAAGGGATCGTAAGATCCCTTAAACATTTAGGGTTCATTATGAATAATACAAGCAATCAAGAAGACAGACAAAGATATCACTGGTATCAGAACGCACAAAACTTATTTTGGAAAAGTCCAATTTGGGAAGTTGATCTGGGTTATGACTCAGAATGGAACGCAGCTTTACTAGAAGAAATCTATGACATTGGTCGTAATATTACTCTTGGTATTGACAAATCTCCAAGTAATAGTATTTGGGACTATGCCTACAAGTATCCGCATCTTCAAGAAATTAAAGACAAGATTATTGAAGTTGTAACTACGACTATTACAAAAGAAATCCCTGAAATTAGAATGTTAAACATCAAAGGGTGTGAACATTTTATGGGTTGGATTAATGTTCGCGAGCCAGGAGAATCTCTAGAGGTTCATGGTCATACTGAGTCAGCTATTGCTGCAACATATTATGTCAAAGCGCAAGATGGTTGCGGCGATCTAGTTTGTTTTGATACAGGTGGCGCGATTGATTTTGAAAATAACAGATTAACAGGTTCACCGTATATTCGAGAACGCCGATATAAACCAGTTGAAGGACGTTTGATTTTCTTTCCTAATTATGTTCTTCATGGCGTCGATGTAAACAAATCTAATGACTTAAGAATATCATTGACTACTGATATTCGTAAAGTTGTTGACCCAAATGCCTCTAATACAGTTATTCTTAAAACTTGGGCAGGAAGAATGTCTAAGATTAAAGATTGGAAACCTGAATAATGTTTTGTAAGGTTAACTATAACTTTGATAAACCGCTGTATGTAGTTACAGAAGGTCTTAAACGTTTTACTGGTGAAAATGGTTATGGTATTGATTATAAAAAGATATGGAGTCCAGATGAATCTAAACTCTTATCAATCATACCAGAAAGATATTGGCAAGACTTTCATTTAACAGTAATGTCAATTAACAGAGATATTCCACCACACACTGATACAGGAATTGTAACAACAATTAATTTTTATTTGGATGTTGGTGGTGAAGATATTGATACTGTATTTTATGAAACCATTGTAGATAAACCAAAAACCTTTCAAATAGAAAATCAAATAGATGGATTTATATTTGATAAGACTCAGATACGCGAAACTGCTAGGTTTCGCGCAAAGGCTATGGAGTGTTGGGTTCTAGATGTAAAGAATATACACAGCGTTGAAGGTAATTTAACCAGAGATCGAAAAGCAATAACTCTTGGAACTTGTTTACACAAATATAATGATGTTATTGATATGTTTAAGGAAACAAGATGTTTGTAAAACTTAAAAACAATTTTACCAAACCTTTATTTACAACTGTTGAAGGGCTTACCTCTTTTGCAGGTATTGATGGTAAAGGAGTTGGACATAAAAAAGTTTGGTCTCCAGATTCTGAAGATTTTTATTCAGTGATACCAAAAAGATACTGGGCTGACTTTGATTTTAGTTTAATGACAATCAATTCTAGAATTTACCCGCATGTTGATAGAGATTATATTACTACAATTAATTTCTATATTCAAACTGGTGGAGATTATATAACTTCGTTTTATTCAGATGGAGATCTTGCAGATATAAGTGACTCTGTAGATTATTGTAATGGTGTTTATAAAGAATCTAGCTTAACAGAGGTTGGTTTTTTTGTAGCTAAAGACTATGAAGCATGGCTACTTGATGTATCTAAAATACATACAGTTCATAATACATTTGGAACTGAAAGAAAAGCCTTGACTTTAAGAACTAAGCGTTACACATATATAGAAGTGTATGATATGTTAAAGGAAACTGATAATGTGGTATGAGAGACTAGATGTTCAATTTGATATTGAAAAATTACGCAGCGCTGTACGTGAACACGTATTCACTCTTGGTGATCAAGTAATTCAGGGTGAAGAATATGAAACACCACAATACAATGGCTTTGGTGGTTGGTCTTTATTAAGTCGTAGTGCTGACTGGAGAGATGGCTGGGAAGCAATTCAAATGGAAGGTGGAACCTCATTAGAACAAATGCTACCAACGCCAGAGTTAATATATAAAGCCCATAAGCATTTTGGTATTGCGCATAGTCTAGAACATGATAAACCAACACAAGCATACGTTGGATATATCAAAGAAGTTCTTGACACTCTAAAGGATATGGGTTTAACACCTCGCCGTGCAAGAATCACTTGTTTAAAAGCAGGTTCTAAATCTCTTGTACATAAAGATGCTGATACAACTGAGTATATGGCACGTTTACATATCCCTCTTTGGACTAATGAAAAATGTGTTCATATCTGCGAGGGTGATAGCTTGCATATGAAAGCCAATGGTAGTGCATATATTATATGGACTAACCTTTGGCACCAGATTCGTAATGACTCAGATGAAGATCGTTATCATTTGATTATGGATGTTTATGATACTAAAAAGATTACTGACAATTTTAAATATGAAGGTAACTTTGAAGAGTTGGAAAACTTTGTTCGTGGTTCAAGAGAGCAGATTGAAGCAGTTGATCTAACTGAAGATGACAAACAATTCTTTGATGCACTTAAACAACGGTATGTTACAAAAACCTTGACTTACAATAAATAATCAGGTATAATATAGTTTATTGCTGTATGAAGCGGATAGAAAAGTGTTCTGGACGGGAGTTCGATTCTCCCCACCTCCACCAAAAGCATACAGGTTAGATGGCCATCTAATAAACGGCAAAGACCGAACAGAAATGTTCCTGTATGCTTTTGATGGGGGTGACTAGGTTTCGACAGGGCAACAAGTAAACAAGTGGACAGCACGGGAATGCTAAACCCGTAGGATTGGGGTAACTCGGTCGAAGAAGCAAAAGAAGTAAATGCAAACGACTCTGTCTTCGCATTAGCAGCCTAAACGCTGCTTAGGGTTTCGGTGGTTTTCCTCGTAACAGAATAAGCCACCATTTTTAAGGATCTATATGATTGGTGTTATTCTTGGAAATGGTCCAAGTAAAAGTGCATACGATAGAACTGGTGACTTTGTTCTGGGGTGTAATATTCCAGGAGATCAGTTCAGTGTTGATGCAACTGTTATATGTGATGAAGAGATAGTCTGGGTTCTTAAAAATGACTTGACTTTAGTACAAGTGCCAGTTATAATATCTACTAAGGTCTATGAAAAGATGAAAGAGTTGGGTATTGTAAACAACTTTATTATTCATCATGTTTTCAAACCCAAAGATTGGCATAATGCGGCTCACTATGCAGCAGACTTTTTGATTGAAAATCGTTGTGATGAAATTCATCTTTGGGGATGTGATTCTATTTTTGAAAACACTGTTGTATCTTCAACTGCAGAATACACAAACCAGAATACAGTTGGTGATGACCGATTTGTAAAAAACTGGCGTCGAGTTTGGCACGACAAAATGAAAATTGGTAATGAAGATGATGTGCATTTTGTAGTTTACAGGATGACTAAATAAAATACCAGCTTGACGGTTGCTGGACACACTTGAACCGTTTTACACACAGGAGACACTATGTCAAATATGACACCGTTCGAGATTCGCCTTGAACTATTAAAAATGGCGAAAGACATGTTAGAGCAAGATTATTATGCTCAACGTGAAAAGGTTAGCAATGAATACGCAGCAAAATGCGACGTTGCTAAAATTCATGGGCAACCTATTCCTGATCATCCAGGATTCACTGCGTTCCCTAGCGAAACTGAGGTTATCAAAAAGGCAACCGAACTAAACAGTTTCGTTTCACAAATCCCACAAGCTACACTAGAAAAGACAAGCAAAAAGTCCACCTGATATGGGATCGGGGTGTGTACAGGCACACTCTTTAACTAATTAAGGAGATAATTATGCGTAAAGCAAAATTATTACTGATAGGTTCTTTGTTCGCGTTATGTGCAATTTTTACTATTGGACATACAGAAGAATCTAAAACACTAGAGATTACTGTAAGTGATCTAACGCAAGATGCAAGAAAACAAGTAGAGTGTCTGGCAGAAAACATCTACCATGAAGCAGGTCATGAGCCTTACATGGGTAAAAAGGCTGTTGCTCTAGTTACACTAAACCGAACACAAGATCAAAGATTTCCTTCTAACATTTGTGGAGTTGTAAAACAAAAAACACAAGGCACTTGTCAGTTCAGCTGGTTCTGTATGCCAGTTAAGTTAAATAGAAATACAGAAGCATATAAGGAATCTATGAGGATTGCTCTATTCGTATATGCTAATTATGAGAAGTTAAAAGATGTCACCCATGGTGCTCTTTACTATCATGCAGATTATGTTAACCCTCGTTGGCGTGGTCTGGAAAAGACAACCGTTATTGGTCGTCACATTTTTTATAAAGAGAGAAAATTATGATGAATAAACTAAATTTGCAATTGACTGATGGTGGAGATTCGAAACACTCGTTTCTTCTGATGATGGAAGATATTAGTTTATCTTCAGTTAAAACTGCAACTGAGTGGATTCTGGAAGCAAACTTCACAGAAGAACGACCAGAGATGCTTAACATGCTTATCACCTCGCCAGGTGGAGATCTTAATGCTGCTTTTGCATTGATTGATATTATGCGTGGCTCTGCTATTCCTATTCGTACTATCGGTTTGGGTCAGATTGCCTCTGCTGGTCTTATGATTTTCATCGCTGGTGAAAAAGGTCAACGTATCTTGACTCCAAATACTTCTATCCTCTCTCATCAGTATTCTTGGGGTGCTATTGGTAAAGAACACGAGTTGTTTGCTACTGTTCGTGAGTTTGACCTTACCACTAAGAAAATGATTCAGCATTATAAAAAGTGTACTGGGCTAGATGAAAAGAAAATTCGCGAAACTTTGCTGCCACCTCAAGACGTTTGGTTGAGTCCAGTTGAAGCTAAAAAATTAGGTTTGTGCGATGAAGTAAAGGAGTTGTCATGAAATCTGAAATTATTGCGCTGATTATTGCCGTAACAATCTCAATTATAACTGTTGTTGCTGGGATAGTATATTACAACATCAAACGAGATGAAGCAATGAAATCTAACATTGAGTCTGCGATTGTTAAGGGTATTGATCCAATCGCAGTCAAATGCGCTTATGGACATTCTGATAATCTTTGCGTCGTCTATGCAGCTACCAGAAAATAACGCTTGACTTATATTCTGGTTTCAAGTATAATCATATTATGACCACCAAACGGAGACATTATGTATTTTGCGAGTAAAGATGAAATGATTAAAGAGCGGTATGAACTTTCTTTAGAGAAAATGAAGCTAGATAAATTCTTCTCTTTGTTCTTGGATAAGTATGGATCAAAAATGGATCCTGAAAAACCCGATACAAATATATGGAAACTTTACAAAACGAAATTTAAAGAATATGCAGAACTTGACACCAGAATTAAAACCCTTGAATACAGAATTCAGAAAATTTGATATGTTTAGATCATCTAATGAATTTTCTCTGTACATTGAACGAACAGCCAGAGAAAAACGAATGACCCATATGGATGCAGTCTTAGAATATTGCCGCGAGAATTATCTTGAGCCAGAAGACGTTGTATCTCTTATTAACAAATCCCTAAAAGACAAAATTGAAATGGACTTTCGAGACGCTAATATGCTTCCGAAGCAAGCACAACTCGACGTTTAAACTATGGATGGTTTTAAAGCATACAAATATTACATGGCTATAAAACTTCATTTTACGTCAGAGAAATATAATGTATTTGAAACTCGTGGTCATGTAAAAGGAACTCGCGAAACTTTTAATTCGCGAAATGATAGATACATTTTTGAGAAGTTGGCTCAAAAATACCCCGATGATAAACAAGTGATTCAGTTTTTTGTTTCTAACTTTGCTTATGGTAACGATACAGCTATCTATGGGAATAGTGAAGCTGAAGAACTGTATGCAGAATGGCAACGTAGAAAACAATCCTTGTCAAAGATTTTCGTAGACGACCTTGCAAATATTATTAACTTTTGCGATGTACACAAACTTAATTACAACTCGATTTTTAACTTGACTAATGGTGAAATCCCAGTTATACTTACTCTCTACTTGAATGGAAAAGTAACTATTGAAACCCTGCATATTATTGACACCATTGATCCTTTCTTAGATTCTTGGAAAACAAATCCAATGTTACAGATTATTCTTGGAGATAAACTTGTAAGAATCAAGAAGTTAAACGGGTTTGTTAAATTTGATAAAGACAAACTCACAAAGTATTTTAATCATTTTACGGAAGAACTTAATTCTTAATATCATGGGTAAGACCTACCATAGACAAGCAAGTAATTACGATGACGAATTTAGTGCCAAGCGTTCAATAAAAGGTGCTAAACATGCTAACAATAAGAAAACTGGTGGCATGAGAACGCTAAATAACTATGTTGAAGAAGATTATGATTTTGACGATGGAATCTTTGATGAGATTGGTCTAGATGATGAGATTTCTATACAACATATTAAACAACGTTAATACATTTTATACAAAAGGAAAATACAATGGATATCAATACACTACGCAAAATGCGCAATTCTGACTTCGGTCAAATCTCTAATGCTTTCGAAAAGATTGCCAATCCTTCATCTGAAACTAAGTCTTATACAGACGACCGCTTTTGGAAACTAGAAGGTGACAAAGCAGGCAACGGCACTGCTACTATTCGATTTCTCCCACGTGTAGAAGGCGATGAACTCCCTTGGGTTCGTATCTTCAGTCACGGCTTCCAAGGACCAACTGGTAAGTGGTACATTGAAAACTCTCTGACTACTCTTGGTGAACAAGATCCTGTTAGTGAATTGAACACTACACTCTGGAACTCTGGAGTAGAAGCAAATAAGAAGATTGCACAGAATCAAAAGCGTCGTCTTTCTTACATCGCCAACGTTCTAGTTGTTTCTGATCCGAAGCATCCCGAGAACGAGGGTAAGGTTGTATTGTTTAAGTTTGGCAAAAAGATCTTTGACAAGATCATGGACAAAGCTCGTCCGACTTTTGAAGATGAAAAGCCAGTGAACGTGTTTGACTTCTGGGAAGGTGCTAACTTCAAGCTGCGTATGCGCAAGAAGGATGGTTATACTAACTATGATGAGTCAGCATTTATGGAACCATCTGCTCTTGGTAGCGATGAGAAAATCCTTGAGGTTGCTTCTGGTCAACATAAGCTATCTGAGTTCTTGGAACGTAAAAACTTTAAGTCTTACGATGAGCTTAAGAAAAAGCTAAATGAAGTTCTTTCTGGTGATGGTTTTAATACCAAGTCTGCTGCCGATATGGCCAATGATGAACCAGAAACTCGTGCAGCGCCAGAACCTAAGTCTGCGCCAGCGTTTACTCCAAAGGCTGCTTCTAAACCAGCGCCAATGGACGATGACGATGATGTTATGTCTTACTTTGAGAAAATCGCTCAAGAAGACTAATCTAGTCTAGGTAAAAATAAAGGGGATCTTTCGATCCCCTTTCATCATTTTAGAATCTAGACATTATGTATCTGTTATAACTTGATTCATTATTTCGTACAGGTGGTTTCATAACAGTTGTTTGGCTATTATTCTGTTGGATATTAGCCATTGCTGAACTACCAGCAGGTTTAGAACCTTTAGAATCAATCTTAGCTTGTTCATCAGCAATATTCTTAGAGGCTGATATCACACTAGAACCTAACATTGGTTTTGGTGCAGAGGCTACTGTATCCTCACTCTTTGTATCTTTAGTATTGAAAGGTCTCCAAGGACCGAAAGATACATCGCCGTATGCTGGTACTTTAAAACTAATACCAGGAATTTCAATTTTTCTTAGAAATTCTAAAACATTACCTGCCATCTCTGCAAAGAAATCTTTTATAGGTTTAATAGCGTTTGAGATTGGAGTAATTAGATAGTCGTTCAATAATTGGAATAAGTCTTGTCCCCAATTCATAACAGCTTGAAATGCAGTTTGTATCGGCTGTGCAATATACACATCAAACATATTTCCCAGAGAATTAACAAAACTGGTAACAGGATCAACAATGTATGTTGTTACAAAACCATTAACTGCTGTAACGATAGAACGAACAGTATTCTGATCAAATAAACCAAACGATAAGAATTTTAAGACACCGCCGACACCAGCAATTAGTGCCTCGGAAATAGAACCAGTTTTCTTCCAAGCATCAAAACCATCCATAATACCGTTAAACAAAGAACCAATAATTAAAGCTGGTGCAAATACTTTAGAAACAACCTTTAGTAAGTTACCCACGCTAAAGACAGATTTGATAGCAGTAAGAATGCTGCTACTTAAAAGACCCATAACATTGCCTAGAATATCTCCTAGACCGCCTGCAGGAACAGTAACCTGTTTTTTATCTTGCTTTTTGTTATCAACTAATATGTCTGTATTATCAGCAACTCTTTTAATATTGTCAGAAATTGCACTTTGAATGCGTAGAGTTTCAGTTTGAGTTTCGTTTGTAACTTTTGTAGGTAGAGTAGTTAAGTCTGCATTCTCTGCTGGAATCAATGGTGCAGATTTAATAGAGACGTTTCCTCCCATAGGGTTCATCGAATCTCTACTTGACTTATTAGAAACTTGGTTTAGAGAATTATATGTTTTTAAAGAATCATCACGTTTCTTAAGAGCTTTGCTATTGGCAATTTGCTCGTCAGTTGCGCCCATCTTCTTTAGACGATTAATATCGTCTTGTGCTCTAAGAGCATCATATTTGGCAGAACGCTGTTTCTTAGAATCTTCTTTTAGATCTTTATCAGACTTAGTTGAACCCAATGCTTTCATGCGCTTGATATAATCAAGATCTTCCATCTTGTTACGAGCACCTCTAAACATTGAGAATGGACCAAGGATTGCTTTCTTAATAGCATTAGGGTCAAGCGCATCCTGAAGATTGCGTTTTAAGTCTTTAAACTTATCGCCTACAGTCTTCCAGTCTTTGTTACCTTTTTGTAAGGCTTCAATCTGTTTGTTTGAGCTTTCACTAATCTTCTTTAAGAATGCTACTTGGTCTTTTTGAAGTTCTAATTGTGCTTGCTGAATCTTAATAGACATTAAGACTTTAGCATCATTCTGAGATGAGTTATTATCAGATTGTGCACTAGACTGAATTTGCTGAAGGGCTTGGGACTGTTGGTCTAGTACAGCCGTGATTTGACCAAGAGCGTTGTTAGCTTTACCAACGCCTCTTGATATAGTTTTAATTGGTCCCTTACCACCTCTTTTAGCCATTGTTTACATCCTCTTTTTGGATTCGATCCGTTGTTTTTCTTCTTCTAGATATTGTACTAACATAGCAACATAGAGCTCTCGTTCAAAAGGAAGCATTTCTTCCAACTCTGACAGACTATATTTATGATATTGCATTAATGCAAAGTTCATTCTATAATAGTTTTCCAGAGACTCATGACCGAGAGCCATCAGAAAAAATTTTGAAGTCCTTCTAGTAGTTTTTGGTGGTGCTTACCGCAGATAGGGCACTTGTATTCAACTTCTGTAGAGATCTTTGGCATAGTCTCAAAGAAATTTTGAATTTTAGCAAACTGTTCTGATGTTAAGTTATTCAAGAACTGTAGTAACTCTTCTTTCTTAGTCTCATGACCATAATAAACATCTTCACCGTCATAGATCATATCAATACAATCTGCAACCAGATTAAATACGTCTTCGATATCACCAGCGTCTTTAATTGTATCTGAAAGATCTAAAGAAGGGTACTTCATAACAATACCAACGTTATTGAATAGTTTGATATTGTTAGTGTGTTCTTCTGGTTTAGACACCTTTAAATCGCTAACGTTAATTACAACCTTTGAGCGTGCTTTTTCATTTTGCTCACCGTGATCTTCATCACACTGAAATAACAAGTCAATAGTTTCGCCAACTGACTTTCCGCGAATCTGTAGAAACATATATTCAATGTCAAAGATCGCTAGTTTATCAACATCAATTTTATCTTGGATTACGCTGCTAAAAACATTCTTTAAAGTGTCAACCATTACAGCTGGATCTTCTGATTGTTGTGCAATTAAAAGTGCTTTTTCTTCTTTAACTACAAACGGTCTAAATCTAACAGTTTTCCCTGTAGATGGAACAGTCATATTAAATGTTGGTTGGGCATTCATTGGTAAAGCCATAATTATTCTCCTTTAGTCATATTACTAATCATTTTGCTCAATTCAGCGGTACTGCCGACAAAGATTGCATTGTTTGTTGTGTTGTTACTTTTTACAGTCTTAGAAGGTTCATCAATCTTTTTCTTTTGTTGATGAATATCCATAAGTTGTTGGTTTACATCTGCTAGTTGTTTGATAAGGTTACCAACAACTTCAAATGCTCTTGGATGTTCAGATTGTTTAGCTACACTTAGTGCAGTTTCTAGTGCCTGTTTACCTGTCTCTAGAAGATCTCTTAAATTGTCTCGGGTTTTATCATAGTCGTCTTCTATCTTATTAGAAGTTTCTACCGAAACAACCTTGGCTTCTGCCTCAACAATTTCTTGCTGAGGCATCGGTTCTAAATCAAATATTTTTGACAAAGACTCATCAGTATTCATATATAAATCCAAATAGTTTAAAACTTAATAGTAGGAATCTTGCTAGTAAAGTGCGAGAAACCTCTCATAGCATATTGACCAACAGCACCTGTTACAAAGTTACCAGCTTCACCAAGACCTTTGTTAAATCTTTGTTGGAAGCCTTGAAAGTCTGACAAGTATCTAGAAAAGCCACCTGCACTTTTCTCTAGGCTTGTATATGGGTCTTGTTGAATTGGTGTTGCGTACCAATACTTATACTGGAAAGTAACATCCAATCTCATAGTATCGTTATTGTTACCTGCGTCTAGAGAAACTGCACCAATAGTCTTAGGATATGCTTCCCATAACTGAACCAAGTAAGTAGTGTTATCTTCTAGGTCTTGAATACGAATAGTCATTGGTGTTACATAATCGTTATACCAGCCAACTGTTCTTGTAGAAGGATCAATGATATATTGAGACCAGTTATCAAAGATTTCCTTGATAGACATTTTACGATCTACGTGGAAAGTTAAGGTAACTGGGTCGTACATTCTGTCGTAAACAACCTCTCGGGTTTCACCATATGTTCTGTTAGCAGTAGTTGCATAAGTGATACCTGGTAATGTTGCCTTTTCACAGAAAAGTAACATTCGTTTAGTTGTTTCTGGCATTGCTCTTGGTGGTGTGAAGTCTACCGTAAAACGGTTTGTTCTAGCAAGCCCTTTGGTTTTTATCTCTGCGATAAAGTCTTTTTGTCTATTTCCGCCAGCCATTATTTCTTCTTCCTCTTCATAGAGTTAACATATTGACGAGATTTATCCCAGATTCTATCATCTGGCGCTTTAACAAATTGTTCTACTGGTAGCAGAACAGCAGTAGCCCAGTCATATGATCTAATTTCTCTAAACGTCGATCGTAACCCACCGAAGTTATAGTTATGGAACGCAGGAACTGCAGCTGCGAATTTCTGAACACCTTTGATAGCTGCCCAGCTGTATTTGATACGAGTATTTTCATCCATCTTAGCATTGGTCTTATACTGCATCAAATAGTAAAGTAATTGCATTCTCATCTGATAAGGTAGATAGTGAAAGTTTATTCCACTAAAACCCGAGATAGTTCTTTTGTATAAAAGTAAGCAAGGGAAACGATCATAATAAGGAATTTGTCTTTTATACAGCGGATCGTACACATACATGTACATCTTCCCAGGCATTAACTTTGTTGTTAGCTGCGTAGGGTTTCCTTTAAGAACAATCCAAGGAGATTGAATCTGCTTCATAAGCAAAATCATCTGTTGTTCGTACCAAGCCTTAGACTTACGAAAAGCTGTTTTTAGATCGTACTTGTTCTTCTCGAAAATATCGAGTGCAGCGATCTGAGCAGCAGTTCTTGTTTGTTTAATTTCTACAGGCATGAATACTATTTAGGTTAGATTCCCAATTCTTTTTCGGTAATAATCTTAAACTCCCAGCCTCGGTCTTTAGCGTACTCTGTTGCAGCTTTCCATTTAGCCTGATTTTTAATAAATCCATACGATTCAGCTAAATAGTTCTTAGTCCTTTTACCAGGAAATTCTGGTGGAACTGTTTGTTTTAAGGGTTTGATTTCTATTAGATAAACCCTTACAGAACCGTCTCTTTGTTGAACTCGTATTTTGAAGTCTATAAAGTATCTGTGAAGTTTGTTATCTGTTGGGCAGACGTATGGAATCACTGTTTCTTCTGAACTCCATCGTACTATTGCTGGATTTTTATCGCACCAGTTTGCAAACCTTGTTTCCCAAGAGGATCGCATAATTATGTTTGAAACATCCCCTGAATATTTTTGAGGATTTGTAGGGATGAACCTTCTTTTGTGGAACATAAATATATTAACCAAATAAAAATATTTAGGAAACTCATGGCGACTTATTCAGAACAAATAAAACAGAAACTCGCAGAGGGATTGGACAGCGTAAAATCGGGTGCGTCTGCTGTAACAAAAGCAGCGGCAGGTAAGAGACAGCAAAGTATTTCTACCTCTAGAAGAACTTTTGACACAAATAAGTATAAGATCGACCAGCTAACTTACCCGATGGATTTAATGTCTCCACAATATGGTGGAAACTATGCTATATTCTATGTTAACATCTCAGACGCCTCTAGATTATCTGTAACAGAACAAACTGTAGAATTAAACCCAGAGACTGAATTTAGGCTAAGATCAAAGATCGTTGGTAATGCTGAGAAACTAGCCCAGAGTATTGAAAACACAATTAAGTCTCAAATTCCAGAAGCTGCGGCTACTGTAGATATGAAGGCTATTAAAGAAGCTGTTCCACTCAATTCAAGAAGCCAACGTCGTCTAAAAACAGCAATCGCTCTACATATTCCAAATCAACTATCTGTTAGATATGGTATGATCTGGGGTGAAGAAGATACGGCTCTTGCTCAAGCTGCTATGCAGGCAGGTTCTGCTGTTGCTGAAGCCTTGTCTGGAAACCCTGCGGCATTAAAGAAAGCACTAACTGATACAACTGCTCTTGCAGCTGAAGGTGCTATCGCAGTTGGTCTAAGCAAGCTGCCGCAAAAAGGTGCTATCTCTGCAGCATCAGGTGTAGCAGCAAACCCTAAGAAAGAACAAACTTTCCAGGGTGTAGACTTCCGTAAATTTACCTTTGACTATCAATTTTATCCAAGAGATGAGTTTGAAGCAGAAAACGTTTTAAAAATTATTCACCAGTTTAAGTTACATATGCACCCAGAGTTTAAGAGTGAATTAAACTATGTGTGGATCTACCCATCAGAGTTTGATATTATATATTATACAAATGGAGGCGAGAACTTAAACATCCACCGTCATACTTCTTGTGTGTTAGAAGGTATGAACGTAAACTATACTCCAAACGGAAACTTCTCAGTTTTTGCTAATGGTATGCCAACACAAATTAATGTTTCATTAGAGTTTAGAGAACTACAACTTGCTTCTAAAGAAACCATCGGCGAAACACCAGGAGGCTTATAATGTATTTCAAAGGTTTTCCACAATATCTTTACGACTTCAATTATGGTAATAGAGTTAAAACCAGCGTTGTAGTTGATATTACAAGAAACATCAGATTCAGAAAAGAGATACTACAAAACATCACTCTTTTTGACGAGTACGATATTATAGACGGTGAGACGCCAGAAATTATCTCTGAAAAGTTTTATGGTACTCCAGAGTATCACTGGGTTGTTATGTTGGCTAATGGTAAGTATGATTATCGCTTTGACTTTCCAATGATTGAGCCAGTATTACAGAGACATATTGAAGACGTATATAATCCAACTCTGTATTCTAGTGATTGGTATTGGACTACCAGAGAAGGAATTCGTTACTTCTATATCAAAATTACCAGTGTACAGGTTCCATTTGACGGTGATTATTTAACAGCCCCTGTTAAGATTACTATAAGAGATGATGATAGTTCTTTTGTTCATGTTATTGACTTCCCAAAAGATCCAGTTATTCTGGACAGTACAACACAGTATTTCTATTTTCCAATTAATGGTGAAGCATCTGATCAATGGTATATTAACCACGGTAAAGAAGGTGCTACAAAAGAGCAGGGTGTTGGTAATGCCCAACTAATTATTGAAACTGAAGGAAGAGAACATAATCCTGTCTATTATGTTAATCAGCTTGGTAATATTGTAAACCCTTCTGCTGTAAATGCTATTCCAGTAACTGGTGATGTTTTACAGAGATTAAATAATGATGCTAAAAGAAAAATCAAGATAATTTCACCGTCTCTTTTAGAGACTATTCTTAGAAATTACGAAGACGAGTTATAATGCCACAAACAATTATTCCAGCTAATGCATTAAGGTTTGCAGGTGACGTTAGTATTGAAAAAGTCACCTTAATAAGCTCCACTGGTGTTTATCAAAACGTAAGAAACCAAGTTATTCAAATAAGAGTATTTGAAGACATCTTTTCACCATTCATTACTGGGTCTATTGTTATAAAAGATTCTTTTGACTTTCAGAATTTATTACCTTTAATTGGTGAAGAATTTCTTGAGTTAAAAATATCTACGCCAACTCTAAAATCAGGTGCTATTGAAGGTTTGTTTCATGTTTATAAAATGAACGATAAAATGAACGTTGGTGATAGATCAATAGGTTATGAATTAAATTTTATTTCAGCTGAGGCTGTTATTGATACTAATAAAAAGATTAGTAAAGTTTTTGCTGGTAAAATTTCTGACATTGTTGGCACATTTGTTCTAGATAAAGTTGACGGATTAGAGAGTGCAAAGAAGTTTGTTGTAGAGAATACTCGTAACACTATTAAGTATGTTTCACCTTACTGGTCTCCTATTAAAAACTTAACTTTCTTGGCAGATAACTCTATTTCAGAGACACAATCTCCATCATTCTTGTTCTTTGAAAACCGACAAGGTTTTAATTTTAGATCTCTAGAAAAACTGTATAAGGGTGATACATACCACGAGTTTGTAATGGACAAATATTCTCGTGATAGTTTCCCGCTTGGTGGTAACATGCTTAACATCATGCAAGATTATAAACGTATTGGCGAGATAGAGTTTTCTACTTCCTATGACTATATGGATAGATTAAGAAGTGGTATGTATGCTTCTAAACTTATTTCATATGACTCTACAAAGAAAACTTACACTGTTAAGAATTTTGATATTAAAGATAGATTCTCAAAACAGAATCACTTAAATGCTAATCCGTTGTATTCTTCAAAAGTTATTAGCCGAAGCAATGCACTACATATTTTATTTCCACGTGCGTTTGAAACGTTTACTTCTTTCGGTGATACAACAAACGCACGTATTCTACAAGAACGTATTTCTTTCTTAAAGATGGCCGAAGCACAAAAGATTAATATTTCAGTGCCAGGTCGTTGCGATTATACTGTTGGACAAGTTGCTGAAGTTACTTTATACAAAAAGCAACCAATGAAGAAAAATGACAGAACAGAAGATCTAATTGATACTGTTAATAGTGGTAAATATCTTGTATCTGCTATTAATCATCAAATATCTACAGATGGTCATACTTGTTATATTGAACTAATTAAAGATTCTATGAAAAAGGTTGTTAAATGAAGCAGAATGTATTCTTTGGAGTAGTTGAAAACCGAAGCGATCCACTTGAATTGGGTCGTTGTCAAGTTCGTGTAGTTGGTCTACACACTCACGATAAGAACTTATTACCAACATCAGATTTACCTTGGTGTGCAACTATGCAGCCATCTATATCTGCTGCTATGAATGGTATTGGATGGACACCAATTGGTCCAGTTGAAGGAACATCTGTTATTATTATGTATCTTGACGATACATATCAACAGGGTGTTATTATGGGTGCTGTTGGTGGTATTGCCACTGAACCTGTACCTATTGACTTTGATGACTCTGGTCCAATTTTAAAAAAAGACAAAGCGGAAGAAACTGTTAGACTTCGTTCAGTTCCTGGTCCAACAACTGGACAGCAGATTGAACTGTATGACCCAGAATCGCGTAGAACTGATATTACCAGTGCACTTGAAGCAAACATGCGTGTTTCAGGATATGGTATTGATTATGGAACAGTTATTACTTCTATTGATAGTGGTACAAAAATTACACTATCAAAACCAGTTCGTGACTTTGGCGAAAATCTAATTGACTTTAATCCACCTCTTGCTTCTACAAAATCAATTATTGAATCTAAAACTAACGTAACAGGTTCTACACTAGATCAAAAGTCTGAACCAATTAAACCAACTGCTGTTAATACTGAGATTCCAACACTACCACCTCTACCTGAGTTTAGAAATACACAGACTAAAGCATCAGAGGGTATTAAAGCACTTATAGCAGCATGCGACAAAGTTGGATTAACAACTAAAGAACAAAAGTGTGCACTGTTAGGTATTGCTGGTGGCGAGTCAGGTTGGGTTCCTAAGAAAGAATATTTTAATTATTCTCCTTCAAGATTAAAACAGGTGTTTTCTTTTGCCACAGAAGAAGATATTGAAAAATATTCCAACGCTACAAAAAATGGTGTTAGTCGAGAAGAATTCTTCTCTTGGGCATATGGACCAACTAAACGTGGTAAAGGCTTTTTTGGTCATACTACAGACGCGATGGGTGGTATATACTATGGTCGAGGTTTTATTGGATTAACAGGATACTCAAATTACAAATATTATAATGATCTTGCAAACGCAGCAGGATTGAAAATTGATATTGTTAATAACCCAGATTCTTTAGACGATGATATTAACGTTTCTGCTATTATCG